CGGCTGGTACTGAGATCTCAGTACCAGCCGCTCTTCAGGTATCTCAATTGGCGTAGCTCTTTCTACATTGTTAGTGTGCTTGCTCGAATTGCTTACCGCTTCTTGTTAGATTGCGCCAGCACTGACCCAGCGAGGGTTTTCGTCGTATCGTTATACTTATCGCTCCTCAAAGCCTTTGATGCCTTATCTTCCATCTCCGCGCCAGTCTGCTTCTCCTTGCTGGCTTGGGAGAGTACAGATCCTGCCAGACTCTTCTGAATATCAGATGCATTTTCATCTCTGAGCGTCTTTGAAGCCAACTTTGAAACACTAGGACTCGATTTCTTTTTGTTCTCTGCCATGACGATACTCCTTTTGGGGTTTGCTGAATGTTGGTGAAGGGCATGCGTCACAACTTGATGCATGAACAGGGCAAATCATCATGAAAACCTATAATTTGTATTCTTGACTCACTTCGCCCCCTAGGTCAATATACCCCCCCAGGAGCCTCAGAACTCCTTTGTCCCAGGACGGTCCCACGCCCGTCAGTTCGTGGTTTTTTTGTGCCCAAAGAGGCACAGTCTCGTCGCGCATTCATGTCGGGTGTGGGCTAATACAATACCCTTCGGGGGAATATGCCCGCCGCTCCTGGGCGGTTCTGAGCACCCGGCACCTTCTATTTGAGAGGGTGCCAATCAGAATGTCCCCAGGAGGCCTCTCATGTCCCACTCTTACACCGCCTCTTCCTCCCCGCCTCGTCTGCGCCTCTCCCGAGCATCCCACTTCTGCGGTGGCATGACACCGCTGGCTCAACTCGTAGCCTGCCTTGCCTGCCGAGGCGAAAGCGAGGCCACCTGCGCCTTGCGTCGTCTGCCCCTGCCACCATCCTGCCGCGTTGCCTGGACCATCGCCGACCAAATCCTTCAAGTCACGGCTCGGGTTGCCGTTCCTGGGAAAATGGAGGTACAGCCCTCCGTTGCGCCCAGCCTTGGCAAAGCGGCGGAAGGCCGTCCGGCAACCGCAAACCCTGCGGAGGCGGCGGCATGAGCACCCATCAAGAGCCCACGTATCCGGACGCCATTGCCGTCGTCGCCGGACTGGACCGCCTGATTCGAGATATGGCCGATCTGAGGGCCGAAACCATTGCCGTTGGCTGGCATCCGTTGTTGCCCGACCTGGATAAGATCGCCTCGGCCGCCAAGGACGTGGCCGGCAACCTGCGCCAGGACGTGCGCTGGGCCGGCCGAATATCGGTCTACAGCCTGGACGGAATGGCCGCGCTGCAAGGCAAGCTCGCCCATCTGGCCGCGGAACTGGCTGGCATCGGTGCAGGACGGCAGGACGCCATCCATCGTCAACTCGTCTGGCTGGCGGGCGATGTGGAGCGCATGCGGGCCGCTCTCGCGCGGGAGGAGAAGCAGCATGGAAGTTGACCCCCTAGTACGCATCTACTCGCACGCGGAAGCCTTGCGCACGCTGGCCGAGCAACTACCGGAAGAGCAAGGCGGCTTGGCCCTGATCCTGAACCTGCTTGGCGAGGATCTCGGACGTTGCGGCGCAGAGCTGGATGATACCGCCGCCAAGCGCCGACGGAGTAGCCAGCCCATAACTGCCACATAAACGAACGCCCCCGGCATCGATTGATGTCGGGGGTGCTCGTTTTTGTAGGAATAATTATTTCCCAGTTTTTTTAGTCCAGTGGGTTGACTTATTGCGAATATTGCGCAATATTATACCAAGCGAGCGGGAAAGGGCACCTGATCAATCTTTTACAAAGGGGGTGGTCGATTTGAGCTAACTGGTTTTCGTGGCAAATGTTTGCCCGCCCCGATTGTTGGGGGCACGTTACATCAAAAAGGAGCGACTTATGTGGTCCAAGAACAAGGCATTTGAAATCAATAGAAGGAGAATGGTGTTTTATGAAGATCAAAATGACCAGTGCTGCGCAAAAAGGCAGTGCAAAGCTAAAGAAAAAGGAAGCGGAAATTCTTGAACTTCTTTTAGAAGATTTAAGAAACACGTATGGCAAACCATTTAATCGAGGCTGGAAGAGTCTCGTTGGGGTGCCGCAAATGGGTAAGGAATACTATCATTGCCACTTAACCTTTAGGGTTGTTGTTGTGTGGCAAGTTGATAACCAAAACAATTTGTGTAAAATAGTCTATATTGGGACCCGCGAAGGGGCGCCCTATTAAGTTTATCATTCCCCATGGGCGAGTCGCTGTCGGCTTGCCCATGGGGCTTGTGAGGTTGAAAATGGCTTCTTTGTCGAATGAATTAGTTCCCGTTTGTTTTATGTTGCCCTCAGATTCTTTGGACATCATTATTGCAATGGTCCAGAAAATTGGAGGACGTCTGACTTTAAAACTAGATGAGAAAGAGGATTCTCTAATTGATATAGAGCGTCTTCCTGATGCCGTGCGGCCTGGACGTCTACTTCGCGCTGCTCGGTTACGAGAGGGGATGACTCAAGTTGAGTTCGCACGAAAGGCAAATATTCCCCAAAGTCATGTCTCTCAAATGGAGAATGGAAAGCGTGCAATATCTGCGGAGCGCGCTGAGGTGTTCGCAAAGATATTAAATACGCTTCCAAATCATTTTATTGCGTAATGAGATTTATAAACTTAGCAAAATCTAAGTTTGCTTGACATCCTTTGTGTGGTCATTTCTATACAAAGGATGTCACCCTAAAGGGGCAAAGCTTCACCACACCGTTTATACATCCTTAAAGCTTTTTTCGTCGCATCCGACAAATCCAGAGCAGAAGGCGACAGCGTATGTGCGAACTCCAAGTGCATGACAAAGGAATGCCCGCACTCTGCATTCGTGCATACGCAGTATAACTTGGTAAACAGCGGCGTCACCTCGCGCCGCGTGGTGATGCGGGCCTTGCTTTGGCAGCGATCGCAAACAACTTTCATTGTGTTCAGCCTCCCGATAAAACACAACTACATGCACACCACGGCTGTCAAGCCGCGTTAGGCCTCTTCCACTTCTTTGCTCAGCGCAAATCCCACCTTTGCACGTTCCGGCAGATGCTCATTCACCTCGAGCAACACTTCCCTTACGGGCGTAACTTCGTTCTTCTCGTAAACTGCATCAATCTTGGTAATGTCCCCGAAGCCGCCCGCTGCCTGGGGGATGATGCTGGCCATGGCCGGCGGGATTCGGTGCGCGGCGATGATGTCGTCGCGGGAGATGTTCTTGATCTTCTCCAGCTCGTCGCGGGTGGAGAAGTCGCCCACGGGCAGGATCTGCACGTCCTTCTCCCGGCCGTTGGGGATGTGCAGGTACATGTTGCGGAAGTTGCCGATGCCCTTGGAACCCTCGATGGCCGCCTTGATGCGCCCGCTATCCTCCGGCTGCAGGGCCGCGCTTGCCGAGTAGAACACGTAGCCCATATGCGCGCCGTTGCGGTAGTAGCGTCGCCGGAATAGGGTCGCGTCTTCGTTCAGCAGCATGGACTGGATGGCTCCCAGATAGGCGGGCATGCCGTATATGGTCTGGCTCACGTCATAGTTTTTGACATGCACCACCTCGCCTGTCTGGAAGGGCTGGATCTGGCCGCTTGCGGTCAACAGGCCGTAGTGGTCGTGCTCGCGCATGCGGCGCATGTTGATGGCCGGTAGATGCTCCAGGCCGATGATCTCGCCGTACCAGTTGAAGACCTTGCGCAGGTATGCGTTGGCAAAGACCATATAGTCCGTGGCCATCGCGTGCATGCTCCGCCTGGACAGAGCAGGGGAGGTCAGAAACCCGCGCATGACCACGTTGGTTTTGAACTCCAGGATGGGGCCGTGGTAGGCATTGGCGCGCAGCAGCCGGGCCAGGCCGCGCAGGGGCACGGGCGGTTGATAGTATTGCCCGTTGTCCAGCAGCCATACACCCAAGCCGTCGTAGAGGGCTCCGTTTAGTACCGGCTCCGGATCGCCGAAGCTAAAGGACTGCACGCTTCCGCCGGCGCTTTGCGCTGCCGGCCCCCTCTTGTGTTTCTTCCTGCCCATGTCCTCTCCTGTTATCCAATGGCGACGGTGCAGCCAGAGTTGCCCGTCTGCCTGGCCAGCGGCTCGGCCGCCAAGCCGTGCATGATGGCCCAGGCCACGTCGGCATGGCCGGTGCTGGCCGTTCGGTTGGCTGAGTAGGTGATCTGCCCACTATCCGTTGTGGTCTGCCGGATGGTCAAAAAGGCGTGGCTAATGTCAGTTTCCCCGGCGTCCCACTGCAACCGCTCCTGTTCCATGACCTCCTTGGCCTTGAGCACCAGCACGGCCTTGGACTGCACGGCGTAGTTGATGGCCATGGCCACGGGGCAGAACTGCCGGACCTGCTCGTACACGCCGATGCCGGGGCCGGTTACGTCAATCCCCATGTGTGTGAAGCGGTACTTGTCCGCCAATTCCTTGATGCGCTCGGCCTGCCACAGGTACGACTTGCCCAGCCACTTATGGCGCTCGATGCAGCGGATCTTTTCGCCCTTGAGCGGCGGCAGGAGTACCACGAAGCTGGCATCGTCGCGGCTGCGGCTCGGGTCGTAGCCGCCCCACACCGGCCGGTTGCCTACGGGATGCGCATCCCCCGGCCGCACATCCTGCCAGTCAGCCGGATCGGCCATGCAGCGCTCCAGGAGCGCCAGGGCGAACACGGCTTGGGTATCGTCTATGAACTCGCAGCCGAAGAGCTGCCGGAACTCGTCTGGTGTGTACTCCAGCTTGAGCTGCGCCAGGTCGAACAGGTCGCAGCCGCCGGCTTGGGCATCGGCCAGGGTGATGATCTGCCGAAAGTAGCTGTCCGGGCAGGGCACGCCGGCGCGCAAGGCGGAGAAGTCCGGCCATGGCTTGGGCTTGGCGAAGCGCTTCTGGAAGTTCTCGCCCGTCCATAGCCCGTAGGCTTCGTGCGTTACGGCCGAGGGGGTGGAGAACAGCGTGCGCCGCCATTTCTTGTGCGCGGCCATGCCCGTGGCCACCTTGAACAGCTCCCGGAACTTGGTGATCCAGAAGAACTCATCGATGTAGACGTGCCCGTGATAGCTCTGGGCGCTCTTGGAATTGTTGGACAGGAAGTGCAGCTCGGCCTTGCCATGGGCCGTGTTGAGGATGAGCGGGTTTCCCTGCAGGGTGATGTCGAATCCCTCGCCCACGAGCTGCACGATGTAGTTGCGAAAGACCTGGCTCTGGGCCTTGGTCGCGGACAGGAAGATTTGGTTGTCGCCGGTCAGGCAGGCATTCTCAAAGGCCTCCTGGGCGAAATACCAGGTCGCTCCGATCTGCCTGCTTTTGAGATACATGCGGTTGCGTTGGCTTATGGCCGCGCGGAACTGGCGCTGGTAGTCGAAGAATCTGGTGTGGAACTTCTCCTGGAACAGGTCAGGCGTCAGGCGGGAGACGTCGTTTTTTATTTTGGGCCCGCGCTTCCCGCCACTCGCTCGATGCTGCGGAGAGCAATTCGCCGACGAGGGTTCGCTTCCGCTTATCTCATGCGGAGCCGCCTCGGTCTGCGCCGCGTGCGTCGCCATCTGACGCTCTTTCACGCGCAACGTCTGCAGACGCTCCAGGGCGCTGATCAGGAGATCCACTTCCTTCAGGTCCCCCGGTGTCTTGGAATCACGCTCGGCCAGCAGCGCCAGGCGGCGCGTAACCGCCTCCTCCGCTGTCTCATGCGTGAGCAGCGAATCCCAATCCCCAACAGTGGCCCAATGGTACACGGTCCGGCGCGGCACATTGAGAGCGTCGGAAATCTCGGAGACGGTGTATCGCCGCAAGTACAGCCCTCGGGCCGCCTGCTTGATCTCCTCTGGATAGTTGCGCCCGCCTATTCGCCCTGTGTTCCGCGTCTCCATGGCGCTTCAATAGCATGGCCCTGAACACTGCTCCCGCTCAGCATGTCCGATTTGCGCCATATCGGACGCGCCGTCTTTGACCACGCCTTGCCATCTGTGCCTACATGTCTGGCTGTAACGGACTTTCCATCAGCCACATGCAGAGGGGCGCATGAGCAAACTCACCTCGGAATTCCGCAAGATCGGCCAGTCCGGCCCCACCATAGATGGCCGGACCATCAAGCCTGAATGGCTGCTGCAGGCTGCGGAGTCCTATTCCCCGGCGACGTACACGGCCCTCATTTGGCCGGATCATTTCCGGTGGCAGAACTACGGCAAAGTGCTGGAACTCAAGGCCGAGGAAGAGGGCGGCGTGGTCAGCCTGTATGCGCGTCTTCAGCCCAACGCCACCTATGTCTGGGAAAACCAGTTCGGCCAGCGTTTGTTTTTCAGCATGGAGATTGAGCCAAGCTTCGCGGGCACGGGCAAGGCCTACCTTGTCGGGCTGGGCATCACCGATTCCCCGGCTTCGCTGGGCACCGACGAGATGCGCTTTTCGCAACGCAAGCAGTCCGCGGGAACCGTTTTCGTCTCCAACGTGGAGTGCGAGTTCCCCGCCAAGGAAGAGCCCGAGCCGAGCTGGTTCACCCGCTTTCGGGAAATGTTCTCCCGCCTTCCCTCAGACCAAAGCCACGACAACCCCCAAGAGGACCCCATGGACAAGGCACAGTTCGAGGCGCTGCAGGGCAAGGTCAATGCCCTTGGCACCGCAGTAGAGGAGATCAAGGGATCGCTGGCCGCCTTCACGGCCGCCTCCGCGCAGAAGCCGGAAGCTCCCGAGAAGCCGGCTGCCAAGCCGGAGGATGGCAGCGACAAGTTCGCTACCCTGACCGAGGCCGTGACCCAGCTTGGGCAGCAGGTGGGCGACATGGCCAAGCGCTTCGAGGCCGCCAAGCCAGGCACGTTCGTCCCGCCCAGCACTGCCCCGGCCGAAGACCAGGCCCCCATTTATTAGGAGCAGCACCATGAATGAACAGACACGTAAACTTTTCGCGGCCTTGATGGCCCGTTTCGCCCATACCTACGGCATTCCCAGCGTGGAGCGGCAGTTTTCCATCGTCCCTTCCATCGCTCAGACGCTCAAGGACAAGATCGTGGAGGCTTCCACCTTCCTGCCCAAGATCAACATCTTGCCGGTGGATGAACTCAAGGGCGAGAACATCCTCGGCTCTGCCTCCAGTCCGGTCACCGGCCGCACGGATACGTCGCAACCTGGCAAGGAGCGCACGCCGCGCAACGTCCTGGGCCTGGGCAGTTACAGCTTTGAGCTGCTGCAAACCAATGCCGACGTGGCCCTGCCGTACCGCATCATGGATGCCTGGGCCAAGTTCAAGGACTTTGCGGAGCGCTATGCCCGCTATGTGCGGGAGCGCATGGCCAGCGACATGGAACTCATCGGCTGGTACGGCACCTCGGGCGCACAGGATACGGACTTGGTGGCCAACCCGTTTTTGCAGGACGTGAACAAGGGCTGGCTGCAGTACATGCGCGAGAACCTGCCGGCCAATATCCTGGCCCAGGGCGCAACCCTGAATGAGATCCGCATCGGCGAAGGCGGTGACTGGCCCAACCTGGACGTGGCCGTCAATGACCTCATGCAGGGCATTCCCGAGTACATGCGCAAGGATCTGGTCGCGCTCATCGGCGCTGACCTCGTGGCGCAGGAGAAGTCCGCGCTCTACGCCGCGGTGGGCGGACAGCCCACGGAGAAGGCGCAGCTCAACGCCAGCCTGACCACCTTTGGCGGCATCCCCTGGGAGACGCCTTCCAACTACCCGGCGCGCGGGCTGGTCATCACCTCCTACAACAACCTGTCCATCTACCAGCAGGCCGACTCCTGGCGGCGGCAGATCGTGGACAACCCCAAGAAGGATCAGGTCGAAGACTACAACAGCCGCAATGAAGGCTATGTGGTCGAGACTCCGGAGAAGTTCGTGGGCGTGGAATTCGCCAACGTGAAGCTGTCCGATGGCGCAGGCGGGTGGGCCTAGCCATGGGCTTGATGCGCAACCATCAACAGGCCATGCAGGCCAGCCGCTCGAATGAGCCGGCAGGGCAGAAGATTGCTCCCGGCGCGCGCGTGCTGGGCACCATGCCCACGGGCCTCATGGGCGGGCAGAAGCTCGCGGCCATGCTCTCCGCATCTCTGACGGAGGACCTCAAGGCGCTGCACAACGTCGCCTCGGTGGAACGCAAGGCGGACCTGAAGCGGGCAACGCTTATTCCCAAGTACCGGGACTACATGGAGCGCCTCATGGCCGACGGCCAGCGGCACGACCTTATCGGCTGGTTTCTTGTCTGGTGTTTTGATGCCGGATGCATCGAGGACGGGCTTCGGGTTGCCTCTTGGTGCCTGGAGCACGGCCAGACCCTGCCGGAGCGGTTCAAGGTCGGCTTGCCGCAGTTCGTGGCTACGCAACTCCTGGAGTGGGCCGAGCGCGAGTACAACGCGGAGCGAACCTTCGAGCCGTACCTCTCCATCGTCCTGCTGGAGATCGAGAGCGACAGCCCCGATTCCGGGAGTACTTGGGATCTCCCTGACCTGGTCAAGGCCGGCTTCCATCGCCTGCTCGGCTTACAGGCCGAGCGAGAGGGCAAGCTCTCCCTGGCCGCCCAGGAGTTGGAGCGCGCCTTTGCCTTGGGAGCCAAGGTCAAGACGGCCTTGGAGGCCGTGAAGAAGCGCCTGGCCCGCGACGGTGGCCAGGGCGAACAGGATGGTCAGCAGCCCTCCGACCCGCCCGAAGATGGCGGCGCGGAGGCCTAGATACTCTCCAGCCAACCGGGGCTGCCGAGGCCAAGGCACAGCGCAGGGCGCACGTAGCCGGCAGCCGAAGGCAGCCTCAACTTTCAAGGATCATACATGAGCTTCAACGCCCTGACTGACCAGACCTCCACGGCCACCCTGGCCGGTGACGGCTGGTATCCGGACATTGCCGTGGGCGAGTTCCAGCTCATGTACCGCCTGCCGGCGGAATACGCGGAGAGCCTGGTGGAGGATCACCTCGGCCTCGCTCGCTTGTGGGCCGTGCGACAGCTCCAGGAGTGGCGAGCAGCGCAAGAGATGGCCGGTTATCTCTCGTTGGCGGAAGTGCCTGTCGCAGGCCTGGCCGGTGAGGCGACGCGGCTCTTCAAGCGGGCCGTTTACTGCCAGGCCAAGGCCCTGCTGCTTGGGCAGTTCGCCACGGTGGAGCGCCGGGAGGCGGCTAAGAACGACGCCAAGGAATCCCCCGAGACGGCGGACAGGTTTTACGCCTGGGCACAGGACGCCATCGCGGATCTGTGCGGACGCGGCCGCATCGTGGCCGAGCTGATTTGAGGTCATCATGCACAAGATTACCGCCCTGGTTGCCCACCTCAAAGAGGTCACCCGCCTGCCGCGCGAGCAGATCACGGCCTTTGCGGACAAAGGCAATCTGGCGCCGACGGGCCGACACCTGGGCGAGGGCGAGAACGGCGAGCAGATCGAGATCGGCATCTGGAAGTACGATGCCGTGATCCAGCTCGAACGCTACGCCGGAGACGGCCAGACACTTCTGGCGGTCATCCTGGGGTGGCTAGCGGACAACGACGATGACCGGAATGGCCTGGCCGACCCGGAGCTGGACGTCGAGATCAACGACGCCAAGACCTGCGACGTGGACATTGCCTGCGAGTTCGAGGAGCGGATCACGGTCATCGAGGATGCCTCCGGCCCTATCGTTTTCAACGGCAAGCACTGGCGCATCGCGGAGCCCAACATCACCGAGGCCGAGGCGGTAGCGGGCATGGAGGGCAGCCGTGGAGATTAAAGTCACCATTGGACATGACACCAGGCGCTCCGCGCAGCTCGATGCCCAGCTCGAAGCCTTGGGAGGCGAGGCCAAGGACCGCCAGAAGAATGCCCGCAGGCTGGCCGGTTACGTGCGTACACAATCCCGACGCAACATCCGTCGTCAGGAGACCGTGGAGGGCGCGCCCTTCGCCCCGCGCAAGCGTCAGCGGGCAGCGCGGGCAATGCTGAAAGGCCTGGACAAAACCTTAGCAGTCATTTCCCGCAGCAAGGAAGGGGGCGGTGCGGCCGTCACCTGGAAGAACGCGCTCACCGCCAAGATCGCCTCCCGCCATCAACACGGCGTGGGCGAGGAATGGACGCCGGATCGCGCGGAACGGGTCTACGGCCGCCCCGACTACAACGCCCCATGTACGCGCCGGCAGGCCAAGGCGCTGCTGCGGGAAGGCTACCGGCTCATGGTGCCCATGAAGGGCGGCGGCAGACGGCCCAAGCGCGTCTCCGTGCTCTGGCTGCAGACGCATTTCACTCTGGGCCATGCGGGCCTGGTGCTGCGTCTCATGCGCACCAAGAAATCCCAAGGAAAGCAATCCTGGCTCGATACGGTGCCGGAGCGGCCATTCCTCGGCGTCACCTCGGGCGAGGCGGACAGGATGTGCGAGAGGCTCGCTAAAACCGTGCTGGGCAGCGTGCCCAAGTAGGAGACGACCATGCTCGGAAAAGTACAGGTCAACAACCTGAACCTTATGCAAGGGCCGCTACCGGCCATTGAGAACTATTTCCTCTTTATCGGGCGCGGCGCTGGAACGAACGAGGGCGCGCTCATCACCGTGAACCAGGAAACCGACCTGGACGGCGTGCTCGGCGCGGAGGCCTCGAACCTGAAGACGCAAGTCGAAGCCGCGCGCTTGAACGCAGGGCAGAACTGGAACGGCTGCGTCATTCCCCTGGCCGAGGCGGCCACGTGGGCCGATGCCGTTGACTTCGCCATGGAGCGCACCTCGGTTGAGGCCGTGGTCATCACCGACCCGGTGGCCACCGCGGCGGATGTCGAAACCATGCAGGCCAAGACTGAATCAATCATGACCAGCTACATGCGGCCCTTGTTCTTCATCCCCTGCACGCGCGCCCCGCTGCCCACCGAGACATGGGAGGCCTTCCTCGACGCCGTGCGGCCCGTCACGCAGAACGTTGCGGCCGATCAGGTGAGCCCCGTGGGCACTGTGTGGGGACCGGAGATCGGCACCTATGCCGGTCGGCTGGCCAACAGATCGGTCACCGTAGCCGACTCGCCCATGCGCGTGGCAACAGGCGCTCTTGTCGGCACCTGGACCGAACGGCCCGAGGACGTGAACGGCCGCGTCCTAGACATGTCTGTGCTGGAGGCCCTGGACGCCATGCGCCTCTCGGTCCCGCAGTGGTACCCGGACTATCCCGGCACCTATTGGGGCGACGGCAACGTGCTCGATGTCCCCGGCGGCGACTACCAGGTCATTGAGAATCTGCGCGTGGCGCAGAAGGCCATGCGCCGGGTCTACCCGCTGGCCGTGGCCAGGGTGGCGGATCGTCGTCTCAACTCCACTCCGGCCAGCATGGCGGCAGCCAAAACCTACTTCATGCGTCCCCTGCGGGAGATGAGCCGCTCAAGCCAGATCCTCGGACAGGTCTTCCCGGGCGAGATCGAGCCGCCCCAGGATGGCGACATCGTCATCGATTGGCCCAGCAAGTACGCGGTCCAGCTCTACATGGTCGTGCGGCCTTACAACAGCCCCAAGTCCATCACCTGCAACATCCTCCTGGATCTCTCGAATAACGGGTAGGTGAGCCATGTCACAGCGCATCAGCGGCAAGAATATCGATATCACCATCGGCGATCTGTCCATCCACGTCGAAAAGGCCACGCTGTCCATCGAGGACAATACCGAGGTGGCACAAGACAACGGCGTGCCCAACGGCTGGGTCTCCGGCGACGCGAAGGCGGAGGGCGATCTGGAATTGGATGCCCTGGCCATCTCGCTTCTGTCCCAGGCGGCCAAGAACGCCGGTTCCTTCCGAGAGCTGCCGGAGTTCGACATCCTGTTCTACGCCAAGACCGGAGACAGCGAGGAGATGAAGGTCGAGGCCTTCGGCTGCAAGGTCAAGCTCGAATCGCTGCTCGATATCGACCGCAAGGGCGGGGAAAAACACATCTCCAAGCTGAAGTACATGGTCACCAGCCCCGACTTCGTGCGTATCAACGGCGTGCCGTATCTCTCCACGTCCGACACCGACGGGCTTGTTGGCGGGTAGGGGGCATGGATATCGCCGACATCGCCGCCGAGCGCGAATACCTCTTTCGGCAGGAAGCCTTGGCTAGGGCGTGCGCCGGACGCCGGAGCGGCCCCAGCCGCGAGACCTGCGCGGAATGCGGCGAGCCCATACCCGAGGCACGGCGCAAAGCCGTGCCTGGCGTTACCCATTGCGTAATCTGTCAGGAGGTCCTGGAACGATGAGCATCCCCCGCGGCATTCGCAACCACAACCCCGGCAACATTCGCCATGGCGACAAGTGGCAGGGGCTGGCCCAGGCGCAGGACGATACGGACTTCTGCACCTTCTGCTCTCCGGAGCACGGCATCCGGGCCATGGCCGTCATTCTGCTCAATTACCAGCGCAAGCACGGCCTGCGCAGCGTGCGCGAGATCATCGCGCGTTGGGCCCCACCGACGGAAAACAACACCGAAGCCTATGCCGTGCATGTGGCGCGGCTCCTGGGCGTTGACGCGGACGCGCCGATCAGCGTGGCCGACAGGTTGCCGGATCTGCTGCCGGCCATCATCCGGCATGAAAACGGCCAGCAGCCATACAGCCCAGCCATCATCCAGCGCGGCATTGCCTTGGCCCTGGAGGTCTCGTGATGGGCAAATATCTCGCCATAGCCACAGGGACGATAGTGCTCCTGCTCCTCGCCACCATCTGGTGGCAGAGCACGGCCATCAAGGGGCTTCGGGCTGACCTGGCTACGGCCGAGCAGAGCATCGTCGCCTTGCAGGCCGCAGACACGGCCAAGGACAAGGCCCTCGACGCCTTGCGCGAGGACCTGGCCGCGCGCGACTCCGCCCTGGCTGCGCGGGACCTCCGGGTAGCCGAAATCGACCAACAGCGGAGCGCCGCATTACGAGCGCTCAAGGAGGCAACCCGCAATGACCAGCAGACGACTGCTTGGGCCAATACTCCTGTGCCTGACACTGTGCGCGGCCTGCTCCAGTAGGCCGCAGATCGTGCCCGTCCCGGTCGTTGAGCGCGTCATGCCGCCGCCCGCCTTGGCGCAGGACACGACGCGGCCGACCTGGATCGGACGGACCAACGGTGACCTCCTGGAGCACGCCATCGACCTGGGCGCGGCCCTGGATCGCTGCAACGCCGACAAGGGCGCACTGCGCGCATGGGCGCAAGACTCTACGGGGCAAGCCCGCCTCGAGAAAGACGAGAGGAGCGGACGATGATCGCCGGAGCTTGGGAGTGGCTGGAAAGAACGTGGCTGGTGATCCTCCTGTCCATTCTGGGCGGCATGGCCCGCGCGGCCAAGTGCGGAGAGCGCTCCATCTGGAGCTGGGCCTGTTCGTGCCTCGTGGCCCTCTTCTCCGGCGTGGTGACGCACATGCTGCTCAGTGACTTCGGCGGGATGTCCGAGACGGTCCGCGTCGCTTGCGCCTCGGTTTCAGCCTACTCCGGCGGCGTCATGCTCGATGCCATGCAGGAGCGGCTTGTCTCGCTCGCGGACGTCATCGTCGGCAGCGCGAAGCGGAAGTAATCCAGCATCAACAGCGCCCGTCATGGGCGAAGGAGCATACCATGAACAAGACCATCAAGCTTATCGTCAAGGGCAAGGAACTCACGTTCAACGTGGATGTGGCCACCTACAACATGTACCTCAACTCGTTGACTCCGAATAACAAGATTGCCCCGGCCAAGACGTTCCTGCAGCGCACCGTGGATGCCGAAAGCCGCGAGGCCCTCAAGGAGATCCTGGAACTGCCCGGTGCGCCCGTGCTGATCAGCAACGCGCTCCTGGAAGAGTACATGCCTGACCTGGAGATCGAGCTGGGAAAGTAGAGGCTCGGGCGGCGGCAATCGGAGAGAGCGCCTCGGCGCAGCTCGTGGCGCTCTGCCGCAAGTGGTTCCCAGGCCGCCCGATGGACGCTGAGAGCATGGCCGAGGCGCTGTTTCTGGAGCGGGACTACTGGGACAAAATGACGGTCGCCGTGGCCAACGGCATTGCCACGGCATTCAAGGGATAGAGAATGGCTTCCACCAAGCTTGAGCGGCTCGAATTCGCCATAGGCCTGCGGGACAACGCCTCCAGCAAGGTATCCAAGCTGCGCAAGTCCCTGTCCGGCATAACGGAGACGGTGCATGAACAGTCTTTGCGAGCCGGCACCGGCGTAATGGCCACGGGCGGCTCCGCCATGGCCATTCACCAGATGGTGGCCCCGGCCATCGACCTGAACCGCGCCCTAGGAGAGGTCGCCTCGCTGGACGTGGATAATGCCTCACTCAAGATTCTGAGCGCCTCGGCCAAGAAATTCGCCATTCAGTACGGCGGCTCGGCGGCCGAGGTCGTGCGCGCCTCCTACGATATCCAATCCGGCATCGCTGGGCTTACGGGCAAGGAACTCGCGTCCTTCTCCGTGGCCTCCGGCGTGCTGGCCAAGGCCACCAAAGCCGACGTGGGCACCGTCACCAGCTACATGGGCACCATGTACGGCATATTCAAGAACCAGGCGGACAAGATGGGCAAGGCCCAGTGGGTGGAGCAGCTCGCCGGGCGCACCGCGCTGGCCGTGCAGGTGTTCAAGACCACGGGCGACGAGATGTCCGCCTCCTTCACCGCTCTTGGAGCCAATGCCACAGCCGCCGGAGTTGCGGCCGAGGAGCAGATCGCCATCCTGGGCACGTTGCAGGCCACCATGGGCGGCTCCGAGGCGGGCACCAAATACAAAGCCTTCCTGTCCGGTGTTGGCAGCGCCCAGGAGAAGCTTGGCCTGTCCTTCACGGACAGCCAAGGAAACATGCTCGGCATGGTCGATATCCTGGGCAAGATCCAGGGCAAGTTCGGCGACACGCTGAGCGTGGCCGAATCCGATGCGCTCAAGGACGCTTTCGGCTCCGATGAGGCCGTCTCGCTCATCAAGCAGCTCATGGCGGATACCACAGGCTTAGGCAAATCCATCGACACCATCGGCAAGATCAACGGCATGGACAAGGCCCGGCAGATGGCCGCGAAGATGACCGACATCTGGGGCCGCATGGGCGGGGCAGTCAACGTGGTTGGCGCGTCATTCGGGCAGGCGCTTTTGCCGCCACTCGAATTGATCGTGGGCAAGTTCGTGGCCGTGCTCGATACCGTGAACCGCTGGATCACCATCGCGCCGAACCTGGCCCGCTGGGTGGGCTATGGGGCCATGGTGGTCATGGGCCTGGCCGGGGCCATGGGGCTGCTTGCCGCCGCTACGGCCGTGAGCAAGATGGCCATGCTGGGCATCGCCGGGCCGTTCAGGCTGGTGGCCTCGGCCATCGGCTTCCTGAGCAAGATGACCGGCCTGCAGACCGTGGCGCAATGGCTGCTCAACGCGGCCCTGTGGGCAAACCCCATGACGTGGGTAGTGATCGGCATTGTCGCGCTTATCGCGGCCGTAGCCGCCGTGATCTACTGGTGGGACGATCTCAAGGCTGCCTTCCTGGACACGGCCTGGGGGCAGGCGCTCATGGCCACCATCGAAGCGGTCATGGTGCCGTTCAAGGCCTTGGGCAAGGTGTGGGACTGGCTGGGCGAGAAGCTCGGCTTTGGCGGCAAGGCCGAGATCACTGCCACGGCAGCGAATTCGGCGGCCACTGCCGGCACTACGATGCCCGCGCCGACTGCATCCTTGCCCTCGCTTGATGCTCCGCGCGCATCGACGGTGCCCTCTGGCGGCATCCTGAAGGCGAACAGCTCCTACTTCAACAAGTCCAACTCGAAGCAGACCAGCATCGGACAGGTGACGATCAACACCGAGCGCCCGCTCTCGCCCGGAGAGCTGGAAGAGTACATGGCCCTGCAGGCCGGATAGACCATGCCCAAATACAGCGACCTGCGCATCACTGACAACGATCTGACCCTGGACGCCGGGGGTAATCCCGTCCTTCTCGACGGCCGCGCCTCCATCGCCCAGGACATCATGCACATGATCCGCGAATCCGGGCTGCTGGTGGAGATCATCGCCAACAGGGACGCGCGCAAGCGCCAGACCAACCTGGTCAAGATCACCATCGCCGTGGATGACGACGAGCGCATCGTGCCCGGCACGGCCGTGATCGACGAATCAGCGCCCGGCGAATACTGGCTCACCGCGCAGACGGTGGAATACGGCGAGCTATCCCTTGCGCTGGAGGCATGACCATGGCGGACACGAACGCGACGGAACTCTTCACGGGCATGCTGCGCGAGTCGGGCATGCCCGTCACCTCCGAGGAGATGCAGGCGGAGTGGGAGGCCATTAACGAGGACCAGGACAGCCTGATAACCAACGACAGCGCCTGGTCGCCGTTTTGGCGGCTCATCTCGGCCATAGTCACCAAGCCGGCGCAGTGGCTGGTGGCGCTGCTCGTTACGACTGTCCTGCCCAACACCTTCCTGCGCTACGCCTCCGGCGCCTGGCTCGATGTCTACGCCTGGGGCGTGGACGTGGTTCGCAAGACGGCGGCCTATGCGCTCGGCACCGTCACCTTTACGCGCGCCTCGGCCTCGGGAGCGCTGGTCATCCCGGCCGGCACGGTGATCGAATCCCCGGCCCTGAATGGCGTTGTATATCACGTGTTGACCACTGCCGAGGCGGTCATCCCCGAGGGGCAGCTCAGCGCGGCCGTGGCCGTGCGGGCGGAGCAGGCCGGTGCGGCGTACAACCTTGGCCCCGGCTACTATTCCATCTTGGCCAAGCCCGTGCCCGGCATCATGTCCGTATCCAACGGCGCGGACTGGCTCACCTCGCCCGGCGCGGACGTGGAGGATGACGAGGCCCTGCGCCTGCGCTGCCGCAACCAGTTCGCGGCCGTGGGGCAATACCACCATGACGCGGCATACAAGGCCATCATCAGCGAGTTTTCCGGCCTGCGTGTCGATTACCTGTTCTTCGAGAAGGACGGCCCGCGCGGGCCTGGTACGAGCAACTGCCACATCATGGTGGAATCCGGCATCCCCCCGCAAGAGCTGATCGACGCCATAAACGCGCATGTCCGGGAGTCCGGCAATCATGGCCACGGCGACGATCTGCAATGCATGGCCATCACGCCCATGCCCGTGGATCTTACGGTGACCGTCTATCCCCTCGTGTCCGCCGGCGCGGAGCGGCGCGAGGTGTTGCGCCAAGCAGTGGAGGACCGCGTGCGCTCGGCCTGGCGCGAAAACACTGACTTCGACGTGGCCAGGGTCATGCCGTTGTCGCGTTTCAGTTTTTCCCGCCTCGCCAAGGAGCTGCATGCGGAGCTGCCGGACTTGCGCAGCGTGGAGTTTTCGCGGGGGGATATCGTGGCGCAGCTTGAGCTGCCCGTGCTGGCCAACCTCGATGTCAGCCTTGGGGTTGAAGCATGAGCGAGCTGCCTAGCCTGAACAAGCCGAGCCTGCCGTTCTGGATGGCAGGCGACAAGGCGGGCAAGCTCGCCGCGGCGGCCCACGAATGGTTCCTTCGCCTGGGACAGTGGGCGGCGTTGCCAGCCCAGCAGCTCGATCCGCTGACCTGCTCGCCGGTCATCCTCGATTTGTTGGCCTGGCAGCGCAATGTCACGCCCTACGCTGGCGAGCCGGAACGGCTGTACCGCCTGCGCGTGGCCCACGCCTACGCCAACGCGCGCGACGCCGGGAGCGTCGCCGGCTGGAAGCGCATCTTTGGGCGCCTGGAACTTGGCGGCGTGTCCCTAGAAGAGCGCGTCGCAGGCCAGGATTGGGACATCATCGGCGTGGTTGTGGACGATGCGCGCATGCCCGACCAGCAGAACGTGCTGGAGCTCATCATCAATGAGTACGGGCGGACCTGCCGCCGCTACCGCTTCATTTCCCGCGTCACCCAGGCCGCGTGCGTGACGGCCTGCGCCTTCGATAATGACCATTCGACGGTCTACGCGGCTAGTGCGGGCATTCCCAGCATGGTGGAGACCCTGCGCGTGGCCACTCTCGAAAATGACTATTTCACCGTGGAGGCTCGTTCATGAGTGTCGTGCTGACCTATGCCGGCGAATCGCTCATCGCCAGCTTGCAGGCAGGGGGGCAGCCCCTGGTCATCGACAAGTTTCTTTTCGCCAACGTGCCGGGCCTGGACCATACCGCTCCCGTGGATCCGGCGCTCGGCGTTCCGGCCGAGGTGGTCCATGAGTTCACGATTCCGCCCGAGTACCGGGCCTTCGTGACTCCGAACCAGGTCGTGTATTCGGCGCTGCTCGGCTCCGATATCGGCCCGTTCACCTTCAACTGGCAGGGCCTCTACTGCTCCGAGCATGACGTGCTCGTGGCCGTGGCCACGTTCCCGGCCATGGAGAAGCGCGCCTACGATCCGAACACGAACACCCAGGGCAACAACCTGACCCGCAACTTCCTGCTGGAGTTCACCGGAGCGCGCGAGCTGACGCAGATCACCGTTGAGGCGGCCGTCTGGCAGCTCGATTTCACCGTGCGCCTCAAGGGCATCGATGAGCGCGAGCGCCTGTCCAATCGGGACCTCTACGGCCGGAGCGCCTTCCTCGATGACGGCTGGCTGCTGACTCACGATGCTGGGTACCGCTTCGAGGCCGGGCGCGGCTATGTGGAGGGCATCCGGGCGGCGCTGGTTGAGCCTCTGGTTGTGGTGCCCAGCCTCATGCCCTGCGATGTCTGGCTGGACGTGAGCATGCAGCGGCAGGGCTCGGATGTGGTGACCGTCGTTTCGCCCATGTTCCTCGATCCCATCGCGCCGGCCGCCGACTACACGGAAGGAGCGCCGTACCATGTGCCGCACTACTGCGTGCAGGTGGCCAGCATAGCTGCCGACGGCGCGGTGACGGACCTGCGGCAGAAGGGGATGGCTATCTCGGCCGAGCAGGTGGGAGCGGCCACGCCTGAACAGGTGACCGCTGCAGTGCAGATCCAGGCGGGCAGTCTGCGCCTGACGGCCCTGACCGGAGGCGCGGTAGGTGCGCTTGATGCCATACCCTGGGGCGAGATTACAGACGGCGAACTGGCTGCCGTGGAGATATCCGGCCTGCTCTCGCTCTGGCGCTTCCACGCGGACAGCACGGCGGCCGAGGATGGCAAGAGTGTGGTCGCGCCGGACAATGCCGGGGCTAATCCTGGCCGCTGGCATCGGGCGCGTATGGATGCAGATGACACGGGCGGCGCGCCCATCGGCACATTGTATTACAACGTGATACCCGGATTCGAGCCACCATTGACCTTCGCCACTAGTGGCCAGGTTTTGCTGCGCGGTGATTACCCAGAAATATGGTCTTTGGCCCAGCCGGGAGCGGTGACGGAGGCGGCTTGGTCGGGGGGCAAGCAGGGCTGTTTCAGTGTTGGCGACGGGGCGACCACATTCCGCGCGCCGCTTATTGATGCGGAGTTCGTAAGGGCACTAGACCGTGGGCGGGGTGTGGATGCCGCGCGTGTGCATGGCTCGGCTCAATTCGCAACGGGTATTCGTTGGGCTCTTGGCAGCGCAGGTTCGCCAGCAGCTATGGTTATAGGTGCCAGTTCTCTGCCTGGGTACGGCGCTGATGGAACAGTTAATGAGCCCATAGCCACGCCTCAATTGGCGTATAATCAGGGCAACGGATCATACAGCTACGCCACAATCACGACCCGCCCCCGCAACGTCGCCTATCCAGCCTGGATCAAGTACGCATAAGGAGCAACGATGCACGCTTATAAATATGACCAATCCACTGGCGAGTTCCTTGGCGTGTGCCCGCTGGTATCGAATCCGCGCAGGCCTGACGCGCCGTGCCTTTCTGCTTTTTCCACAATGAAGCCTGTCCCCGAGGACGTTCCACTGGGGCATGCGCTCAGGTATGTTGACGAGGAGGTGGGCTGGGAAATTGTCGAGGATCATCGCGGCGCGGTCTGGTATCGGCCTGAGAATGGCGAGGCTGTGCGGATAACCGATCTTGGCCCCGTACCAGCGGGACTTGTGGCCGAATTGCCCCCCGAACCATTGGCCGCCCTCTATACCGCCAAGCGCGCGGAGATCCGCGACAAGGCCGACGCCCTGTTACAGGAGGTTGGCAGCGAGTACGGCGCAATGGAACGCCAAACCTGGGAGCAACAGCATGCGGAAGCCAAAGCGCTGCAGGCCGATCCACAGGCGGACGCGCCGCTGGTGCGGGCCATCGCTCTGGCGCGGGGTATGGACGTGCTGGAGCTGGCCGGCCGCATATTGGCCAATGCCGACGCGTGGAAGCTGATATCAGGCCATGTTGTCGGCCAGCGCTTGGCGTATCAGGATGCCCTGGACGCGGCATCGAATTTGGCCGGGACTGATGAAGACGCAGCGCGCGCGGCTATCGCGGCCGTTGTGCCAGAGTACTCCTTGCCGGTGGTGGCCTAATGAGCAGCAACGGATGCGGCGGAGCCGGCGAGATCAGCCGCGCCTGGCGGTCCTTGCTCGGCATGCCTCCGCCCTGGGAAGAGTGCTGCACGGAGCACGACCTAGCCTATGATCAGGGCGGTCCATCGGAGTGGCGTGCCTGGGCAGACAAGCTCCTGCGGCAATGTATGATCCGACAAGGCTACCCCGTGCGGGCTTGGTTTTATTGGCTGGCTGTGCGGCTGTGCGGGGCTGGGCATTGGGCGGATGAGCCGGAGCCGGGTGTTGCCGAGGAAGCCGCATAATGTGGCAACCCGCAATCTTCACGCCGCCGGCATCCATCGCGGTCATGGTTCCGCAACTGTCCGGAGCAGTGGACACGCTGGACGCTACGCTCTCCAGCGGTGCGGGCAGCCTGGGTGGCCTTGGGCTGCCTGGCGGCGCGTCCGGTGGATCGAGCGTCGGCGAGCTGCGCGAGCAGGCCTCCGAGCTGCTCTCCAGCCCTGCCGCCTACCTGGCCATCACCCCGTACCATTACGGCATTGGCCAATGGCGCGGCGATCACGCCTACCTGACGCCCCAGGGGGCAATCAACGCCGTGGCGGACAGGCTGGGAGACGCCGCGCTGCCGGCCGGCGTTACCGACCTGGTGCTGCTGGTCATGGCCGCGCCTGCCCCTGGCCAGCTCGCCGCGGCGCTTGCGCTTTTCAATCGGGTATTTCCCATTCTGGAGCTGCAGCAGGCGGAGCGCCGGGCCAGCGCCCTGGCCAGCCTGGAAGAGGACAAGCTCAAGATCCCGGATGCGCCGGCGTACCCGGCCTGGGGCAAGGCCTCGCCTGAACGTGACGCCACTGGGCTGGCCACGTCCCGCGCCGTTGGCGCGCAACTGGCCGTGGCCGAAGGCCTCGCCGCAGCTCAAGCCTCGCCGGTGGAGCGCCTGGCCAGCTTCGCGGCGAAGGTATCCGCGGCCATGCGACAGCGCCAGGCCGACCTGGACGCGCTCATGGCCGGCATGGCCGGGACGGACAGCGGCTGGCATGGCGTCTACCTGGAGGGAGCAGGGCCGGATCTGGCCCGCCAGCTCCGCGAGGCCGCGCCTCCGCTTGACGCCGCATACAAGTGTTCCGTGGCCGTGGGCTGGTTCGGGGCTGTCGGCCAGGTGGCCTACTACAAGGAGGCCTTCGGGTTATGAGCTTCCTGCGCCTCGATGACTTCACCGTGCCCGGCTATGGCCTGCAGGTTTCGCTTGGGCTCAAGTTCAAGGATGAGGACGCCTCGGGCGAGTCCTCCTCGACCTCCACGGCCAGCAAAGGCACCAAGGGCAAGCGGTTGGAGTGCAAGATCCACATCCGCTTCAAGGATGAGGCGGATCTGCGCAAGCTGACGCGGATAGCCGAGGGCAAGAGCGGGGGCGATCTCAAAGTCTACACCGTCACCAACCGCACGGCCAACGCCGCCGGCATGCGCCAGGCCAGGTTCACCGGCGACTTCAAGGCCGACGAGCAGGAGGACAAGCGTTGTTGGCTGGTCTCCTTCGCCTTGCTCGAGCATGTTTCGGTTCCGGAGCGAGTGGAGGTCCGCGAGGCCAAGAAGGATATTCAGACGCCGCAGAACGAAGGCCAGGCCGTCACCCCGCCCAAGGCGGAAGAGGAGCAGAAGCTCTCGCCGTTCGAGCAGTGGCTCAAGGCCCAGAATGACAAGGTGGGCGATTTTGAGGAAGGCGAGGCGCAGGCATGAAGCTCCAGAAGCGCATCCTTGTGGCCGGCTCCGAACTCCCTTTGGTGAGCGAGGATATCCGCCTGGACATCGACCGGCCGGGCCGGGCCATCCTCCAGGTGCGTGCTGGTGAGCAGCTTTCGGGCGAGGTTGTCTTTGCCCTCGGCTGGCACTTCGACGCAAAGCTCACGCGGTTCTTCACCGGCGAAATTGAGCGCAGCGTGCCAGTGGATTCGACCCAGCAGCGCCTGTTTTGCCGGGAGGTATCGGCCAGACTCGATGCGGCTCATCCGCTGGCCTTGCGCCATCCGACCTTGCGCGACGTGCTGGCCGCCTATGCGGCACGCACGGGCCTGCGCTTCATCGTGCCGGATCGCGCCTACGCCTCCACCCGCGTGCCGTGTTTCGGCACCCTTGGCTCAGGCTTTCACGGCATGGCCCGCCTGGGCGAGGTGTTCTCCATTCCGGACTACTTTTGGCAGACCCAGGGCGATGGGCAGGTGTTCGTGGGTTCCTGGGAGGATTCCCGCTGGCCTAGTCGAGGCGTGGAGCTGCCCGAATCAGTCCACTCGCAGGCCACGGCCGGCGGCAGCCAGAACATTCCGGCCATGCCCGCGCTACGCCCAGGGGCGACCCTGAACGGCCGGCGCGTGCTGTCCCTGCGCCTGGCCGGGCATGAAATGGGGGTCACATGCAGGATGCAATAAGGGCCGCCGTGCTCAAGCTCTTCCCGGAACTCTCCGGAGGGCTGCACCTGGACCGCTACGCGCGCGTAGTGGCCATTGCCGATCAGCCCGAAAAGGGCGCGACCTGTGAGCGCTTCCGGCCGCGCTACGCCGTGGACATCGAGATCCTTACCCCGGACCTGGAGCCGGATCCGGTTTTCCCGGTCTATCCAGCCGTGCCGCTGCCCGTGCCAAGCGGGGCAGGGCAGGAGGCCGGGACGTTCGCATTCCCCGAGCCAGGCGCGCTCGTGGTTGTAGGCTTCGCCTATGGCAGGCCAGACCATCCCATTATCCGGCACGTCTATCCCATGGGCACGTCCCTTCCGGCCGTTGCTCCCAGGGAGTGGCTGGCCCAGCAGTCCCCGGCCGTATTCCAGCGTGCGGATGCCGCGGGCAACTGGATCCGCCGCACGGACGCCGGCATCGAGGACGATTCCCTCACCCGGCTGGTGCGGGCAATGGAATCCGTCACCGAGCTGGCGCGCGAGTTCAAGCGCATCGAGGAGCATTCCACCGTCGAGGTGGGCGGCATGCGTACCGTGGAAGTGGGCACGGTCCTGACCATGCTGGCCGGGCTGCGCGCGGACCTGGGCACGCTTGGCGACCTGAACCTGACGGCCGGAGCGGACTCCACGCACTCGACGGCCGGACAGGCAACCGAAACCGTGGGCCAGAACCACACCAGCACCGTAAAGGGCAACCGCTCCGTGGCAATCGACGGCGACCGGCAGGAGACGGTCCAGGGCGAGCAGGAGACGACTATCGGCGGAGGCAGAACCGAAACCGTCACGGGCGAACAGACCACGGACATTGGCGGCGCGAAGACGGAGACCATCGGCGCGGACCTGACCGTGAACGTGACCGGGAACAGCACGGAGATCGCCGTCGGCAATAAAGTCCTCCAGGCCGCGAACGTGACGCTCGGAGGCGGTGCGATCACACTGGTGGCCGGCACCTTCGCCTGCATGGGAAGCGGAGGGGGCGGCGGTTCTGGCCCGAGCCTCTTCGCCGAGATCCTGGCCTGCCTCGATGAGATCAAGGCCGCATTGGCCGTGCTGGCCGCGCATACGCATCCCACCGTGAGCGCCATAACCGAAGGCGGCACGGTATCCGGGCACGTTGCCAGCCTGGAGGCGCATCGAAACGTCATTGGAGGCATCACCGCATGATTCCCGCCGACGAGATCCGTTGCGGCACCTGCGGCAAGCTCCTGGCCCGTGGCCAGGTCATAAGCCTGCACATCCGCTGTCCGCGCTGCCGGACAGACAACCACGTGAGAGCCATGAGCCCCAACTTCGAAGGCCGCGAGCCTCGAAATGGGGTTCAACATGACCACGCTTCTCGCTTCTGATCGCATCACCCTGCACCAAGGCGAAGCCCTCGGCATCTTGAGGGCGCTCCCGGACAACTCCGTCGATACCATCCTCACCGATCCGCCTTATTCAAGTGGCGGCATGACTATATCCGCAAGACAGGCGGACCCAGCCCAGAAATACCAACACGGCTCCACAAAGCGGCGCTATCCGGCCATGCTCGGGGATAACCGCGATCAGCGTTCCTTTACCCTGTGGGCCTCGCTTTGGCTTGCCGAATGCTGGCGCATTGCCCGCGACGGAGCGCGGCTCATGGTTTTTACGGACTGGCGACAGCTCCCGGCCATGACCGACGCCGTGCAGGCGGCTGGCTGGATGTGGCGCGGCGTCCTGACCTGGCACAAACCAAGCGCCAGGCCGACCATGGGCGACTTCAAGCGGGATGCAGAGTTCATCGTCACGGCCAGCAAGGGCAAACCGCTCACGCATACGCGCCGCTGCCTGCCCGGCGTCTATCGGCACCACGTCAACGCGAACCGCAAGGTCCACCTGACCGAAAAGCCCGTGCCGCTCCTGACGGACCTCCTGGAAGTCACGCAGCCTGGCTGCACGGTCCTGGATCCCTTCGCCGGCAGCGGCACAACGGGCCTGGCCTGCCTGCAGACCGGCCGGAACTTCATCGGGATCGAGCTGTCTCCCGAGTACGCCGCCATCGCCGCCCAGCGGCTCACGGAGGCAATGGAAGGATAAAGGAGCCTTGCACAGCACGGCACAGCCGAACGCCAGCCATAACCGCAACAAAGGCCGGGAATCATCCCCGGCCTTTCCTTTTTCCGCGCGCCAGCCGTGCCTCTTCACGTTTCTTCACCCGCTCACGCCGACCAGACCCAGCCCGCGCCCGAAAGCGCACCGCCCCCAGAAAAAAATCACTCCTCCGCACCAAACCTTCGAGCTTATTCGATCAAAAAATGCAACCGCTCATGGCTTGGCAAGGGCAGGTCAGCTAGCGCCGGAGCTGACTTCTTTGGAGGTGACTGCTTTTGCAGAAATAGCAATGAAGTGCAAAGGAGAGCCATTTGTTTGCAGGGGAACTCTGATGATAATTAGCTCAGTAGCTTAAAATGATTCATTATTTTGAATGGGATATCAGATCGTATGTACGCCGCGGAGCCAGATTGGGACATCGGCGGTTGAGGCTGTGAGCCGCAGGGCTCCACCAGCTTCTGGAGGCACTTAAGTTTGATCAAAAAAAGGCAGCCTTCCTTAATTTTTTAGCTTGATTTTTGGTTGTACTTCATTCATGTTGCCCTCGGAAGATTTCTCAACCCCTTCACAGGAGTTTTCTAGCATGGAGTCTCACGGCGATTTCTTCCGAAGGGTTCCTGATGAACTCGTTGAAGCATTACGAAGTGATGTATTGCCACACATTGAGGCTGCCGCAGATTTCGCACAGCAGGTCTATGAGCTTGAAGTGGAATACTATAGCAACATGGTTATCGGTGTTGCATTGTGGGGTGATGTTTTTGAAAGACTAAGAAAAGACCTCAATAGAGATGTCTGGAAAGTCGAATTTACGAATAATGACTTGCGACTCTCTCATAGGTTTTTTGCCCCTGAAATAATTTTTAGAATTCATCGCTATGATCCTAGCACAAAGATCCCGACTGCTGGAAATGCTGCTAAAAGGGAAGCATGCTTTAAGCATGAGCAAAAACAGTTGTTCCTTTGTTTGGATTCAGATCTTCAAAATGTGTTATATACCCATGGTGCTGTTTATCTAGGATATGGATTTGACTACATACATGGACTTAGTGATGTTTCCCTTGAGTTTCTTTACGGTGAAAGAAAGCGTGATCTGAAGGCCTTATCCCTCGCTTATCTTCGCAAGGATACCTTCGATTCAGAGTTCGCTGGCAGGCGTCCCGCCCCCGAGGTTCATGCCGCGCCAGTTGCTGATCGCAACTCGGCAGAAACTGCTAAGCCGCGCCTGAAAATAGGCATGAGAAAGAAGAACTTTGATTCAGAAGCTGCTGGTAAGCGCCCTGAGCCAGAGGTTCATGCAGTGCCAGTGGTTGATCGTAATCCGGCAGAAGCTGCCAAGCCTCGCCTGAAGAAGAGGGATAAGAATGAATAATCATCGGGCACTCGCATCTGCTCTGGCTCGACTTGATCCACGTAGGATCACAGTTGGCCGTGAACTGCGTGGGCTCACAAAAAAAACGCTCGCCGAGCGGATTGGGAAAACTCCGAGCGCTATATCTCAGTTTGAGTCTGGCAAATCCGGACTTGATCTGGAGACGTTCAGCGCCCTGGCCTTGGCTCTTGGGTTGCCTCCTAGCTTTTTTATCCAGGATTCGGATTGTCTGGATGTGGACTTCTCGACATGCCACTTTCGGGCGAACCGGAGTGTCCCTCAGTGCGATAAGCGAAGAGCATTCCGGCATGTCATGGCCGTTGTAGATATCTATCGAGCCTTGGAACGGCATGGGATAGCGTTCCCTGAACCTGCTATTCCCACTTATACTCTCGATAAGTTTTCGCCACCGGCCCTGGAGAAACTCGCTCAAGAGATCCGACAAGAATGGAACTTGGGTGAGGGACCTATCCTTGATATGGCTTCGTTCCTTGAGAGCAAGGGTGTTTTGGTTGTTCTATTGCCAGTAGAATTCGCCAAGCTAGACGCTTTCAGCATTTGGGCCGAGGATCGTCCCTGCATTGCAATTACTAAATCGCTTGCGGCAAGCCGTATGCAGTTCGATTATGCCCATGAGCTAGCTCATTTGGTTCTCCACATGGAAGAGGCCGCCGGTGATCCCGAGAGCGAACGCATAGCTAACTATTTTGCTGGAGCTTTCCTTGCACCAGCGAGGACATTCCGTCTGGATTGCCCCAGATCTTGGCATTACAACGTGTTTCTAGAGCTGAAGCAATATTGGAGAATATCCATTCAGGCTTCGCTTTTCCGGGCAAGGCAGCTAGGCCTTATAAACGAGTCTCGCTACCGCTGGGCGATGGTGGATCTTAGTCAGCGCGGCGAGCGTACACAGGAGAGCGGCGAATTTGATCAACCTTTACCCACCTTGCTCCAGCAGGCACTTGAGCTACTCAAGGGTGAATTGATGCTGGATGAACTGGCCAGCGAAGTCCGCATGAGTGAGGCTGAGTTGGAAGGCTATCTCCGTTCGCAACTCGTGGCACCAGAGAGCATTGCAGCCTTTAAAAGACCGGATCCTGTGACTGCCAGCCCCAGGGTTTTAAAGTTCAAAACAAGCAAGTAGCCATCGAGGTTCGCCCGAGAGGAGAGCGCCCAGCATTTATTGGGAGATCCCGTCAACCGACTTGAGATTTCACGGCCGCCCTTTGCGTATAACCCACGCAAAGGGCGGCTTGTGTTTGGGCGGTGTATGCCCTTTGTATGCCCTAAAAAGAAACGGCTTGCAGTTACTACACCTGCAAGCCGTTGAAATACGTGGTCGGGGCGGAGAGATTTGAACTCCCGG